GTTAACTGAAGAAGAAATGAATCAGTTACAAAATATTATAGAAGAAACAGAAAAAAAAGATGTCAAAACTTCTTAATTTTAATACAATATCAGGTGGAGGATCAACTTCAAAAAAAGAATTTAATAGTGTTAGAGTAATAGATATTATTTTAAATACGGATCATCCAAAAGCATCCTCATTGGGGGGTGTAGATGCTATTGGTATAATTTTTTATGGAGATATTACATCTAAAAAAGGAATAGATAATCCCGAAACATTACCCTCAGCTAAACCTTTATTTTCTTACCAAAAATATCTTCCATTAATTAATGAAATAGTACTTTTAACTGAAATTACTATAAATAAAGATAATAAATCTAAAGAAAAAATTAAATTATATTTACCCAACATTAATATATGGAATAGTCCTCACCATAATGCAATGCCTCTTACTGAATATTATAAAAGTGGTAATAAAGGATATTTATCAACCCAAGATGGATTTCAAAAAACACCTCAAGATAATTCTTTAAATATTCCTTTAGGTGAAACATTTCAAGAAAAAGATTTTATTAAACCACTAAGACCATTTGAAGGAGATAATATATTAGAAGGAAGATTAGGAAATTCTATTAGATTAGGAAGTACATCTAAACCTTTAAATCCATGGTCTCAAAATGGAGAAAATAGTGATCCAATTATTATTATTAGAAACGGCCAATATAATGATATTAATGATGAAACTTTTAACCCTAATGTAGAAGATATAAATAATGATGATTCTTCAATATATTTAACATCTAACCAAAATATTAGTAATTTTAAGGTTGCCTCTAAAAATTTACAATCATATAATAAAGGCGAAATACCCTATATATCACCTGAGGATAGATTAATGGCGGGACCCGATAGTATTCAAATAAGTTAACTATAATGGATTATACACCAGATGCACCAAATAATTATATAGGAAAACAAGTAATAATTAATTCTGATCGTTTAATATTTAACGCTAAGGATGATTCTATTTTATTTTTTTCTGATAAGGCTATAGGATTTAGTACTAATGGAAATTTTCATTTTGATACTCTTAATAATGGTACTAATAAATTTGTAATTAATGCTCCTAATATATATTTAGGATTAAGGTATGATGATACTTACGCTAATGAACCAATATTGTTGGGAAATAGAACAGAAGCTTGGTTAAATGATTTAATAGATGTAATATCTTATATATTAGATGATGTTAAATATAAAGTCAGCTATATATCTCAAGATGTAGGAAAACCTACAGGTCCTAATTTACAAAATGAATCACTATTAAAATTAAGATATAATCAATTAAATGGATTAAGAGATGATATTAAATATATAATGAGTGAAAGAATAAAAGCAGTATAATGGCAGCAGGATTTATACGAAATATAAAAAATAAAACTGATATTTTACTAGACCAAGTAAAAAAAGGGATTAAAGAAGAAGGGACTAAAAAAGTTAAAGAAACAGCTTTAAAACAACTTCCCACACCAAATTCTATTAGAACTAAATTTGAAGATTTGTCAAATAAAAATCCTAAAGAAGCTGAACAATATTATACTCGAACTAAAAATAAATTAGAAGGAATTAAAAGTGGATTAGAAGCTTCATTAACAAAAATTCAACAATTAGATGAAAAATTAGGAATAATAGATGAAGATATAAATAAAATAGTTAGAATTGCAAAAATAGTAGAACCAATTTTAATACCTACTCAAGCCTTTTTAGGTATTCAACGAGCTGCTATTGCTGCTTCAAATGCCCCACCTATAGGATCGGGATTAACTGCAGGAGCTATAGCAGCTTCAGAAGCAAGAAGAAAAACTTTAGCTTTAATAGCTCTTTTAGTAGAATTAGTAGCTATAGCTGTTCCCTTAGTAAAAACAATAAATAATACAGTAGATAAATTTAGAGGAATCATACCTAATGCATTAACTTCAATTAATAATGTTATAGATAAAGTCCAACAATTATTAGATTTATTAGAAGAATTATACATAAACTTATTATTACCCTTATTAGAAGGGTATGAAGAAATAGATGGAGGGATAGATAATGTAGAAGATTTATATAATCAATACCCTGAATTAGAATCATTTTTAACTAGTGAAAGTAATGGTAATTTACCTAATACTGAATTACCTTTTGGAACTACTAATGGAATTAGTAATGTTCCACCAAAATATTTTAGAAGATACAGAAAAAAACCTTATACTGATATTTATTAACAAACACAATTATTATGAAGGCAAGCGCTTTTGAAAATTTATTTAGAAAAGTCGTAAGAGAAGAAATAGATTATGCTCTTCGACGTGAAATTAAAACACTTAAGGAAGATTTACGTGATGAATTAAAACCTACAATTGTAGAACAGCAAATACAACGTACACCAGTACCTCAAAATGTACAAACTTCTTTAAAAGAAAAAATTATGGGTAAACCTATAGCTCAAAGTTTTACATCTAATGGAGCCTTAAATGATTTACTTAACGAAACTGCTCAAGGAAATATAAATCTTGAATCAACTCTAACACCAGAAGCACCAATGCCTACCGCAGTAGCTAATGTTGTAAATAAAGATTATCGTGAATTAATGAGAGCGATAGATAAGAAAAAAAATAGTAGACCATAATGGCCCAAATTAAACAACAAATAGATCCATTAGATCTAACCCCATCAACAGGAGTAGGGGTATCATTACCTTTTAATGGACCTGGTGTTTTTAATATTAATTATACTACTAAAGACCAAAGTAAATCTAATTTAGTCCATATAATTCTTACAGAACCTGGAGAATTAATAAATAAACCATCTTTTGGAGTAGGATTAAATAGTTTATTATTTGAACAAAATATAAATAAAGAAGATTTACAAGAAAAAATTCAAGAAGCAGTATCAAAAGATGAAAAATTAAGTAGAATGATTACTATATCTGATGTTATTCTTAATCAAGAAATTAATACAAATACTATTAAAGTTAATATAGAATACATTTCAAATTTAGATGGTAGTCAAGATGCTATCCAAATAACAATAGGTAGTATAAATGATAGAGGTCCAGCACCTTATGAACAAGTAAATAATAGAAGATAATGGCATATTCTAATACTAGCAACATACCACAAAAGGATATTAAATATTTAAATAAAGATTTCAATACATTAAGGAATCAATTAATTGAGTATACTCAAACATATTATCCTGAAACTTTTAATGATTTTTCTGAAGGTTCTCCTGGTATGATGTTTTTAGAGATGGCTGCTTATGTGGGTGATGTTCTTTCTTACTATACTGACACTCAATTACAAGAAACTTTTTTATTATTATCTCAAGAAAGAAAAAATTTATTTAATTTAGCTTACTCTTTAGGATATAGACCTCAAGTTACAAAAGCTTCTAGTACTAATTTAGAAATATTTCAATTATTACCTGCTAAAGATTCTAGTAATAATTATGCCCCAGATTATGATTATACCTTAACTATGGGGGAAGGATCTTCTTTTAGTTCAACTCAAGGAGGTATAAACTTTATTACTGAACAATTAATTGATTTTGGCATCTCAGGTTCAGCAAGTCCAACAGATATTAGTGTTTATCAAATAGATGGAAGTGGAAATCCTGAATATTATTTACTTAAAAAAACTACTAAAGTAATTTCAGCAGTAAGAAAAACTACTACTTTTACAATAGGACCTACACAAAAATTTTTAAAATTAAATTTAAACGATACTAATATAATTAATATAGAAAAAATTGAAGATAGTGATGGAAATATTTATAGTGAAGTAGATTATTTAGCACAAGATACTATATTTGATGAACAAACAAATATAAAAGCTAATGATTCTATTTTATACCCTAATAAACAATCAACTCCTTATTTAATGAGGATAAAAAAAGTTCCAAGAAGATTTATTTCTAGATTTACCTCAGATACTAATTTAGAAATTCAATTTGGAGCAGGTACTTTAAGTGTAAATGATGAAACAGTAATCCCTAATCCTAATAATATAGGAATAGGTATTAATGATGCAAGGAATGATTTAGATAGAGCTTATGATCCTTCTAATTTCTTATTTACAGGAACATACGGTAAAGCTCCTTCTAATACTACACTAACAGTTACTTATTTAGTAGGGGGAGGAGTCACTTCTAATGTGAGTACAAATACAATTACAAAACCTGAAACAGTACTTACTACTACTAAGCCTAATTTAAATTCTAATACAAGAAGTTTTATTATAGCAAGTATTGCTTCAAATAACCCACAAGCAGCAACTGGAGGGGGTAATGCTGAAAGTATAGAAGAAATTAAATTTAATACTATGGCTAATTTTTCAGCACAAAAAAGATCAGTAACAAAAGATGATTATCTTTTAAGAGCCTTATCTATGCCCTCAAGATTTGGAAATATATCAAAAGCTTATATAGAACAAGATGATCAACTTAATCCTCTAACTACTGAAGACAATACAAGAATTGCTAATCCACTTGCTTTAAATTTATATACTTTAGGATATGATATTAATAAAAATTTATCTGAATTAACTACTGCTACTAAAACTAATTTAGCTACTTATTTAGAACAATATAGGATGTTAACTGATGCTATTAATATTAAAGATGCATTTGTAGTTAACATAAGTATTAATTTTAAAATAAGAGTTTCTCCTGGATTTAATAATCAAGAAATATTATTAAATTGTATTCAAAAAGTTAAAGATTTTTTCAATATAGATAAATGGCAAATAGGACAGCCTATCATTAAATCTGAATTAATTAATACTATAATAGGAGTATTAGGAGTACAATCAGTACAAAGTATAATATATGATAATAAATCAGGTGAATCCTTAGGTTATTCAAAATATAAATATGACCTTCAAGCTGCAACTATAGAAGATATAATTTATCCCTCTTTAGATCCTTGTATATTTGAAATAAAATACCCTAACATAGATATTAAAGGACAAATTATAACATAATATGGCTTATTACTCAATATTCCCCGAAAAAGATTCAACTATATATAGTAATCCTGATAGAGATACTTTAAATACTGGTAATGATGAAATATTAGAATTAGTAAAAGAAAAAGGAATCAATAATGGTATATATTATCCCTCAAGAATTTTAATTCAATTTAAAGATTCTGATATTAATAATATTATATCTAATAAAATTACTAGCAATTTTTCTGCTAGTTTACAATTATTTTCTTCAGAACATAAAAATTTATCCCAAAATCAAGAAATAGAAGTTTTTGCTATATCACAATCGTGGGATGAAGGAACAGGAAGATATTCTAATTTACCTATTTCTTCTAATGGTTGTTCATGGTTATATAGAGATAATTCAACTGTAAAAACTAAATGGTCTACTACTAATTTTTCTATAGCTACAACAGGTTCTATTAGATTAGATACAGGTATAGGAGCAGGTGGTGGTGTTTGGTTTACAGGAAGTGCTTTTACTAACACCCAATCATTTTCAGGAAATAATAATTTAGATCTAAACTTAAATGTAACTTCTATAATACATAAATTTAGTGCAAGTATATTTTTATCACAAACATACCCCACAGGTATTCCTAATAATGGATTTTTAATAAAATACCCAGATTTAATTGAAACTAATACCTCAGGTAGTAGAGGTACATTAAGTTATTTTTCTGTTGACACCCATACAATATTCCCCCCTAAACTCACATTTAAATGGGATGATAGTATTCATAATTCTCAATCTTTAGCAAAAAATAAAGGAGAATTAAATGTTTCTTTATATAAAAACAAAGAAGAATATAATATTAATGAAGAATCTATTTTTAGATTAAATGTAAGAGATAAATATCCTAATAGAATATTTTCAACTACTTCAAATTATTTAAATGTAGGATATTTTACTACATCTTCATATTATAGTATAAGAGACGCACATACAGAAGAAGAAATAATTCCTTTTGATGATGAATTTACTAAGTTGAGTGCTGATTCTGAGGGGATGTATTTTAAAATTTATATGAAGGGATTACAACCTGAAAGATATTATCGTTTATTATTTAAACATATAAATAATGATGGTACAGAAATATTTGATAATGATTATCATTTTAAAGTAGTTAGATAATGGCAGATCAAATAATTAAAATAGATAAAGATACTGTAACTAATCAAGTTGCTGATAAATCTATTGATAGATCTTTTTTTGAATTAATTCCCAAAGAAGATTTAGTTTCATTAGATCAATTTTTTGATTATTATAATCAATTATTTTATAATATACCTAAGAATGGTACTCTTTCCCATAAAACTTTAATAGATCAAAGTAAAGACTATTATGGAAATTACCTTGATCCCAGAGACCAACAAATTTTAGATTTAAATGGAGAGATAGCAGCTTTAAATCAACAATTACTTAATTTAGAAACTTCACAACTTGATGTATCATTACCTGAAGAAAAAACTATAAAAATATTTTTAAAATCATCAGGTATACCAAATAAATATTCAACTAAAAATAAAAGAAATGCAAAATCATTTGCTCTTACTTTTTATGATGCTAATGGAAATGCTACTACTAAAAAACTTAATTTCCTTAATTTTAGAGGAAATAATTATAATGCTACATTTAAATCAGTTCCAGGAACTGTAAGATATGAATTTAAAGGAAGTATTAAAAAATACAAAATAGACTCAGGTCAACAAACATCTACTATTACTGAAGATAGTCCTGATATAACTGATATTACACTTAGAGGAGATGGGTTTAAATAAAATATAATATGGCAAAAAGAGATTCATATGGAAGTATTCCACCAACACCATCTACATCAGGTAAAGGTAGTAGTATGGAGTCTTCTTCTACACTTAATAGATTATCATCTATAAAAAAATCTGCATCAAAATTAACTAAAAGAATTCCTAATAATAAAGGAAAAATAATAAGTTCATTTAATACTTTTGGTAAACCTGAAGATAATATTGAACTTAATGTTTATGATAATACTAATACATTAGTTGCTCATTTACGTGATTTTAAAGATTATACTTTTACTGAAGAAGGAAAAACTAATGAGGGTTTATTTAATGAAATAGTAGTAGATCCTGTTACTAATTTAAAAAATTTAAATTTTAATAGTGGTCAATTTAACTTAGAATATAGATTTCAAAGAAAAAAAATAGTTAATACTTTTAAAAAAGTATTTTTTATTAAAGAAATTTCTAATTCAAGAAGAGAAATTAGAGTAGATAATAATGATTTAAATAATATACAATTACAACAACGTTATGATATATTTAAGAATGAATTAGAAGATTCTTCTATATTTAAAGATTTTACATTAAATTTTGGTAATGGTATAAATATTACTGCAGTAAATATATTTTTAGATAAATCTCAAGATAATAATTCCTTATTAATTAAATTAATAGACCCTTTACCTTTAACTATAGCTAATACTTTTACTTTTAGAATAGTTGAAGATTTAATAGAACCAGCTACTATACCCGTAAGTTTAGAACTTTCTTCTTTAGAAGACCCAACTATTAAAATTGCAGGTCCTAATTTTAAAATTGATACTAGATTAAATAGTTCAATACCTTCTGAATTTAAAACATATGATGAATTATTAGAAGGAGGAATCACATCTAGTTATGAAAACGTATTAAATTCATTAAGTAGTAGTTCAGAACCTAATGTTGAATATAATAATCCAACAACAGATTCAGGTTATCATTTTGAAAATTTTACTCATTTTGGGTCAGCTGTAGAAAAATTAAATAATTTTAAATATAAAATAAAATTATTAGAATTATATGATTCACAAGTAAATAATATTAATACTATAATAGGAAATGCCTCTTCTTCAGCTACAGTTTTAGGTAGTAAAAATATAATAGAAACCAAAAAGAAAAAACTTATAGGGGGTTTTGATGGATATGAACGATTTTTATACTATGAATCAGGTGCTTATTCTTGGCCTAAATCTAATTTAACTAAACCTTATATTCAATATGCTATATCTACTTCTCAAGCATTAACTTGGTTTGGAGATAATGAAGGAGTAAATCCTTATTATGGGGGACAAATTTATTCTGCTTCTCAATTTGATAATCAAAATGTTTATAATTTAAATAAATTAATTCCTGAATATATAAAAAATGATTCAAATAATGATCAGTATAAATTATTTGTTGATATGATAGGTCAGCATTTTGATCAATCTTGGTTGTATATTAAATCATTAACTGAAAATAAACGAGCAGAAAATAAACTAAATAGAGGTATTGATAAAGATTTAGTTTATAATGCTTTAAAAGGATTAGGTATCCAAGTATTTGATGAATTTGAAAATGAAGATTTATTTGGTTATTTAACAGGTATAAATAAAGATGGTTCTTTATTACACCAAACAGGATTAGGTATAACCTTAGTTACTGCTTCTAATGATGGTTCTTTACCAAAAGCAGACATAACAAAAGAAAAATGGAAAAGAATTTATCATAATTTACCATATCTTTTAAAAACTAAAGGTACTGAAAGAGGAATTAGAGCACTAATTACAAGTTATGGTATTCCATCAACAATTTTAAATGTAAAAGAATTTGGTGGTTCTACTACTGATAATACTACATATAAAACTTTTCGAAATGATAAATTTAGTTTTGCTCTTTCAACTGACCAATTATCACCAAACATAAATGATGAAATTATTACAACCATTGGAGGTGGCTCAATATTAAAAACAGATTGGTCTTCTTCTTTAACAGATGCTTTATCCTCATCTGCTAAAACAATTGAATTTCAATTAAAACCTGAATATAATTCAAACATACAAAATATATTGAGTTTTCAAAAATCATCTGTTGTAGGGATTTCAAAACCTACTGGTTCTTTTTCAGGTTCACTTTGCTTAATAATAGAACCACATATAGGAAATGATGTATTAGAATTTGGAGATAAAAATAATTATGGGTATCTTTCTTTACTTGAACAAAAAGAAAATAATGGAAATCCCAATAATAACCCCCTTGATGATATACGATTAGTAAAAACAGAAAAATTCCCTATATTTAATGGAGAATTTTGGAATATTTTTATAGGAACAGAAGGAACTTCAGGCAGTTCAGCAAATGTAGAATTTGGGGCATATCAAGCTAACCATTTAGGGAATATATCTAAATATGTTACTCAAAGTTTATTAACAGAAGCTAGTAGATCCATAAATTTTGGAGATCCATTTTTTAATGGGAAAAATCATGGTGGAGCAAGTCAAATTATTTGGGGAAATCTTATAAATTTTGGCGAAACAAGAAATACTAATTTACATAATAAACCACTTTTGGGTTCTATAAAAGAAATTAGATATTATTTTGGTGAATTACTTAGTAATAGTACTCTTCAAAAACATGCCCTTGTTTCTTCAATGTATGGTGGTAATACCCCATCATCAGCTTATGAAAGTTTAGTTTTAAGATTACCTTTAGGAAATAATTTACAACAAAATACTCACAGTTACCACCCTAATATAGATGTAAAATACCTTCCTGTAGAATTAGGTAGCAATTATTTCTTCCCAGAACTACTTTATTATACAGCATCTTTTAATAGTCATGAATATGTTGAACATTTAATTACTCCTGACACAGTAGGTAAATCTATGACAAGTGAAAAAGTTAGATTAGATAGTGGTGAGGTAGAAGATAATATTTTATCCCCAGATATTAAAACTGAAACATCAGTATTAGATAGACAACCAACTGACTCACCAGATTTAGGGGTTTATTTTTCTCCTTCTTACGAAATTAATAAAGATATAATTTATCAATTAGGGTCATTTAGATTAGATGACTATATTGGTGACCCTACACATATAAGTGAAAATAATTATCCTGATTTAAAAACTTTAAGTAATGAGTATTTTAAAAAACCAATGGATAGATTTAAATACACTGATTTTATTGATATAACTAAGCAATTTGATCATACACTATTTAAAATGATAGAAAGTATGGTACCTGCTAAAGCTAATTTAAAAACAGGTATTTTAATTGAGCCTCATTATTTAGAAAGGTCTAAATTTGCAAATTCCTCAACTTTACCAGGAATAGAAAAACATAATAATTACGAAGTTAATTATGATATAAAATATACCTCAGAAACATCAGACTTTAATTTAAGTGGTCAAAATTTATTAACTGAAATAGATTTTAATATGACCCCAGAAAGTCAATATGTATCATTTGATAATAATAGTAATTTCTTATTAAATAATGCTACTAAAGGCAGAACTAGTAAAAAATATTTTAGAACAATAACATCTAAAACAGAAGAATTTTAATGGCTATAGGAAATAAATCATATACAGTAGAAATAAATGATTCTGAATTTGAAAGAGAAGGATGGAAAAGGGGCCGTTATAAAGGTAGTAAATTAACATCTGCTAAAATAAATAAATTTACTCCTGGAGATATTACTTATGGAAAAGAACCAGTTATAGAACAATATACTAAAACAGTTTATATATTTAATCAAGCTAATAATTCTTTTGCAACTAATGCAGGAATTTTTTACCCCACAACAGATGAATTTAGCCAAACTTTATCTGATAAACAAATAATAGGAGCTACAAATTTTAAAATAGATAGAGCTGTAACTTTTACTGTAGGGAATCCTAGAGATTTTTCCCAAATAGAACCAGGAGCAGATAAAGAAGATCCAAGTTTTCATTATTTTGACACATTACTTAAAACTGACTTAGCTCTTTTTAATTCTTGTAGTGTAAGATTTTTTGATAATGTTAATAATGGTTTTATTAAACCAAAATATGTAGTTGGATATAATAAAGGTGAATTTTCTCCTGCGGCAGCATATTTTTTAGATGAAGAAGCTACGGCCACAGGTGTATCAGCATCAGCAGGAGAAGATAATTTTATTTATAATTTAAATAATGATGGTAGATTATACATTAACCCTAACGTAGAAGATTGGTTTATTGCTCAAGATGGCGCTTCGGGTTCTGAAGGTACTATTAATGGGGGTAACACAGCTATTACTATAAATGACATGGGGAGTACAACTGCTGTAAATTCAGCAGAGGGATATTTCTTTGGATTAAGTAGCAGATTAGGTAATAAAAAAGATTCATATTATATTAGTTTTGATAAGGGAAATCAAGGAGTAGGTATATTTAATCAAAAAAATATAATTAAGGCATTTGATATTCATGAATTAGAAGACAGTGGTAGTAATTTTAATGCTACTACCAATAAAGTTAACATAAAAACTACTGGAAGATATGGTTCAACTTTTGTAGGTACATATAATAATGATAGATCAGAGGAATATATTTTATTTAGAGAGAAAAAAACAAACAATAATATACATTTAGACTTTAATTTAATTATAGAAGCACCTGCAGGTGTAGGAAATGGTGGTGTTATAATACCAGATAATCTTCACCCTGCTATTAAAGAATCACTAAATGTTTATTTAGGAAATGCTGGATTAGGTGCTCAAGGTGGTACCACAGCACAATTTGGTTTAGGTAGTGCTGTACCATCAGTTAATACTAGAACTACTAGACAACAGGCTACCGGAAGGATTAGTTCTCAAGGATCACCACTTACTGAACTCGCTGCTGGTGCAGTAAAAAGGGGTACAGCCGCTCTTAAAGATCAATTAGCTTCAAGTAACCTCCAACTTCAAAATTTAACAAAAGCACAAGCTGCAAATTTACAGCAATTTGAAGCAGAAGCAGAATCAGTCCGTTCAATTGCTGAAGATGCAGTAACGACTGCTGAAGGTGCAGTTACGACTGCTGAAGGTGCAGTAACGACTGCTGGAGGTATTACATTGCAAGGTCTTGGATATCAGGCAGCAGATTTATCAGGTTTTCTTACTAGCGTAGATATTTCTGGATTTGTTACTAATGATGTAGTATCAAAACAATTTGATATTCTCGAAGATCTATCATCAGATATAGAAGGTATAGAAGGTGAAATAGAAGATATAGAAGGTGAAATAGGTACTATTCAAGCAGACTTGTCTGCCGCTAATCAGGAAGACGCCTCAGGTACGGTTTTTTAGGTACAGATAGAATAGAAGAAATTTTTTAAAATTAAAATAATATGAAAGAAAGGTTATATATTAATGAAAAAATAGAAGTTAGAAAATCACCTATTCATGGATATGGTGTATTTGCTAAAGAAAATATTGAAAAAGATGAATTAATAGAAGAGTGTTTTTATATAGTACAACCTTCTATTAACCCTTATAATGCTGATTATCTTTTTAGATGGCCACAAAAAGGTGATTTTAAATATAATGTATTACCATTAGGATTTGGATGTATTTATAATTCATCAAAAACACCTGATAAAAATAATGCTAAATGGGAAACAGATAAAGAAAATAATATTTTTGTTTATACATCAGTTAAAGTAATAGAAAAAGACGAAGAAATATTTACTTATTATGGGGATAAATGGTGGAAAAATCACAATCAAAAGTATTTACCAAAAAATATTGAATAAAACAAAAAACTTATATATTTATAACAAAACACAATTAATATGGGATATTTAGATAATTCATCAGTAACAGTAGATGCTATTTTAACACGAAGAGGAAGAGAACTTTTATCAAGAAATGATGGTTCCTTTCGAATTACCCAATTTGCTTTAGGTGATGACGAAATTGATTATACATTATATAATGAAAACCACCCAGATGGTTCACAATTTTTTGGTGAAGCAATTGAAAATTTACCATTAGTTGAAGCTTTTCCGGATGAAAACAATATTATGATTCATAAATTAGTTACTTTACCTAGAGGAACTACTAAATTACCTATCTTACAAGTTGGTTCTACTTCAGTTAATATTGGTTTAGGTCAAACTAATACAGTTTCACCTCAAACATTTAATTTTGCAGGTGTAAATAATACAGTAGAAACAAGTGGTTATTTATTTACTGTTGCTGATAGAAGGTTATTAACTAGTTTTGTAGGAACTGGTGCTAATGCAACTGGTGTTGGTAGTATTCCATTTACTGGAGAAAGATTAAGCCAAACTGTAAGAGGTCAAGGAGTTACTTTAAGAGCAATTAGTAGTACTACTTTATTTGGAGCTAATAGTACACTTACAACAACATTAACTATAACAGGTTTAGATTCAGGTGCTAGAACAACAGTTCCTGTTACAATTTCAAAAACAGTAACAGCAACTTCGTTTACAAAAACAGCTACTAGAGGAAGAATATTATAAAATAAAAAATAAAATAAATGTCAACATTTACAAGATTTAATAGCGGAGACGTAGTACTAAGTACAGATAAAATTAATAGTAATGCATGGACTGACTCATTAAATGAATTAACCACATTTTTTACAAGTTCTACTGAAGCTTTAAATTATGCATCCCCCTCAAGTTCAGGACAGTTTTTCTTAGAAATATTTAAAACAGAGGCAGAAGCCACTAGTGCTACGGGAAAAGTAGAATTTTCAATAGCATATGGAAATAAAGCAGGTTCGGGATCTAAAGATTTTAGTACAGGAATAGGAGGAGAAGGTTTTGGAGCTTCAAGAACTATATATAGTCAATATCGTCAATTAGTCTATGGTGATGAAAATCAAAATTTTAGTTTTAATGGTACTACTTCAGATGATATTTATGTAATTAATATAGAAAGAGCTAGAATAAAACAAGGATTAAAACCTGGTTCTTTAAATTTAAAATTAACTTCAGGTTCTTCAGCAAATCAAGGAACAGTACATCTTACAGATGATAGTGTAACTGTTACAGGTTCTGCTACTCTTACAAATTTAGGCAGACAATTTAATTTAGTTAGCGGATCAAGTGGGGTAATGTTAGGTACTACATTAGCACAAACTGACAGTGGTTCTTATGGATTTGTTTACCCAGATGCCGGTATTATTGTATTAAATCCTTTAGCTTTAAATACTGTAATAGGTGTGGATGATGGGTCAGTTACAACAACTCAATTTAGTATTACCCCTAGTGCAAGTAGTAATAGTGATGGTTCAAATACTAGAAGATTATACCATGCAATTAAAGGTGGAGCATCTTTTGTAGTTGATGCTGAAGAAAAAGTATCATCTCAATTTTATTTTACTAGAATAACTAATCAAGAATTTAATTATTCAACTAACCCATCATTTACTAATACAGATGGTACTTTACAATTTGACTCTATGGCAAATAATCCAAAAGTATTTATTACAACAATTGGATTATATAATGATTCAAATGAATTATTAGCCACAGCTAAATTATCAAAACCATTAGCTAAAGATTTTACTAAAGAAGCTTTAGTAAGAATCAAACTTGATTATTAAGATGAAATGTCTACAGTATATAAAAAATTTTCAAAATCGGATGTATCAATAACTCCATTTACTGCTCATAAAAAAAGTACATTTACATCAGCCAGTTTAATAGCTGCAGGGGGGAGTTTTTATTCAGCTTCTTTTCCAACAGTAGCATATAAAAGTGGTGATGGATTTGAATGGGCAGGATCAGGTAGTTTAGATGATCCTAATAATCATAAAAAATATTTTCAGTTAGATCATTTATTTTATAAAAATTCTAAACTAGATTATAGTAATAAGTTTAGTAAAATAAAATATTCTACTGACCATAGAACATTATATGAAAGAGTTAATATTTTATCTTTACCATATAAAACTATAGGTTATAAAATAAAACCCGGATCTTTTTCATTAACTCAAAACAATGTAACGATTATAGATGATGGTAAGGGTAATTTAATTCAGACATCAACTCCATTTAACTCATTAAATTATGTAGACCCTGATAATACATTTAGGATATTTTATTTAGGTCCTGAAAAAGGTTATAAATATTATAATTTAGATATAGAAGATGGTAAAAAAATAGTAAATGCTCCATCATCTTATTCTAAAAAAGGTTTATTAGATGATAGTCGTTTATTTAATGAAATAGAATACAAAAATGTAAATTTTGAAACAGGTTCACAAGGGAATGTAGTGGGGAATGTTATTCCCTATTTTTCTAAAATAGAATTTAATGGTGAAGATTCTACAATTATATCACCTCATAATTCTAGACTAAATTTTAACAGTGATGATGATTTTACTATTACCTTTAGAATTAAATCAAAAGATTTTCAACTAGATGATGGTATAAATGATAATAAAAAAAGATACGTAATAAGTAAAAGTACTACTAAAACAATAATCCCATCCTCTAATATAACTAATAATACCCAAATAACAGGTTCTTCTCAAGATGTAGATGTAGAGGCTGAACCACAATTTCCATTTGAAATTTATTGGCAATCTCAATCTCTTCATTTTAAAAGATTTGATGGGGATACAACCTCAGAAATTAGTGCAAGTATGCCCGCAGGTCTTACTTATGCAACAATATCATGTGTTAAAACTGGTTCTACTCTTCAAATATGGAATTACAGTAGTTTAAAAGCTGAAGGAACTGATAATACTCTACAATGTCAAAATCAGGCTAATTTATACATTGGAAGTAAAGGAGGAACCAGTAACTTTTGGACAGGTTCTATAGAACAAATAATGATATACAATAAATCTTTAAATACTAAAACTTTAAGCTCTTTTCTTTTTACACCAGATGGTTCACATAATAAAATAGGTAATATATTTTATAATAATGGTTTAGTAACTATTACTAATCCATATGCACATAGTACATTTCTTAACCCCGCTATAAGTAGTGATTTTACTTTAACTTATCAAGGTACCCATTTAATTTATGAAAATGAATATCAGTGTATGGCTGAACAACATGAGTTTGATGTTACATTAAACCCCTCAGCTCGTAAAATTAAATCAAAAGATTCAGAAGATCTAGCTAACTTTGCTACAGGATCTAATTTTAAACCCTATGTTACCACAATTGGATTATATAATGATAATGGTGAATTATTAGTTACTGGTAAACTAGGGCAAGCAATACGTATGACAGATGAAGCAGACACTACTTATGTAGTTAGATTTGACACTTAAAAAATAGTTTTATGAAATGGTTATATAATAAAAAAGAAATTAATGAAATTTCTAACTTACCCCCCAATACATTTGGTTTTATTTACCAAACAACCCACATACCAACAGGTAAAAAATACATTGGTAAAAAATCACTAATGTATAATTTAAAGAAAAAGTTAGGTAAAAAAGAAAAGGCCCTTTGGGAAGGTAAAGGTCGCCCACCTATATACAAACGTGTATTAAAAGAAAGCGATTGGAAAACATACTATGGTTCACATCATTTAATTAAAGAATATTTAAAAAGTGGATTTGAACATGAGTTAAAACGTGAGATTATATCTATAGCAAACAATAAAAAACATTTAACTTACTTAGAATGTAAACATCAGTTTGCGCTTGGTGTGCTTGAATCAAGTGAATA